GTATAGTGATGAGTGCAATTAGATGTATAATGGTCGTAGCTACGCTTAAGGATTTCGTTTACAAATTTCTTTGTTCCGAGTTTACGTTTAGTGAACTCGACCTCTCCGATAGCGTCATCCTCAAGCAATAGCTCGGCCTTGTCTTGATGTAGTTTTTTACAGCCAGCTAAGACCTCCATTACCTTATGAACGACAGTCCCAAGCTGAGCTTTCTTGCCAGATACTGTTTGATGACCCAAAACATAAGTCATGAAGTACTGCATTTGGCAATAATCAAAATTATTGTAACTTGAACTTCTTATATATGTAACTAACATGTTACTCCTTAATTTTCATTATGCCGCCAACCAAGTTATCTGGTTCGGGCTCAGGCGGTGGTTCGATGACATTACCTAGCCATCCCCACTCATTTAGCAATTCCATGACCTTGCCGTTGGTCTCCTCTATGCTGAGGTTTTTGTTGTTTATAATGGCATCATAACCATCAATATTATCTACTGCAGTTTCGCTAGAATGTCCGTCACCTGACTTGCCTCGCGTCAGTTTGACAACCTTGCCACCAGCTCTTTGTACTGCATCAACCTCATTTTGGAATCTACAGTCTGATATTACAGCAATAAGAGGCTCTTCTGTTGCGATTGATTTAAGGGTTCTATCTGTCCAAATATCAGGATGTATTTTTCTGCAGATATCTGTACCAAAGTATTGCATGAATTCTCTAGCTGACATTCGACCCTTTTCTTTTCCCTTATAACCCGGCATGTCTTTCCATTTAAACCACGTAAGGCTGTTTTTGTCTATATCCGTACCAAAACACTGCTCTGGTGTAATACCAAAAAGGCCAGTGCATATTTCTTTTAACGCCGATGCAAAGGAGTAATGTTTAATAAACGGCCACATATTGTCAGAGGCCCATAAAGCAAACTCCATATCGGTTCGAGTTACATCTAAGAGGCCCATACTTGGCTTACCATTTTGTGACTCACTAGAAGAAACTGTGTTGACGGCAAGTTGACCATCTTCACTTATTACAAACTGTTCTATTAGATGATGACATCTTAGTTGGTAGCCGTGCAAGAAGGCACAGCAAGTATTTTTGCCGGATTGCTTCTTTCCTGCAAACGCCAGAATTCTAGTCATTATAAAACTCCTTCTAATTCATTTATTATTTGATTTTGTATTTGTTCTATAGTCATGTCACCAACGTCTTTCTCGGAAATTGATGGCCTATAGTAATTAAATCTTCTGCCACACTTATTCATAATTTGTTCAGCGGCTTTGTTTCCAGCTTCATCATAGTCTGTTAATATGACCAAGTTTAACGCGCCACTAGCTTCAAGTAAAACTAGCTGGTCGTCACTTAAACTTGCTCCGAATATACCAACAGTGTTTTCAACCCCAGCCTCATGCATTCTCCAAACATCTCCCTGTCCTTCGACAAGAACGGCTGTTGAGGTTTCCAATATTTTATCCTTAGCTAAATTTAATCCATATAGATATGAGCTTTTACGAAAGCCTTTACTATGCAGCCATTTTGGATTCATGTTTTGTCTAAAAGACCTGCCTATACAACCAATGTAATTATAGTCTTCATCGTAGATGGGGACAACAACTCTTCCAGACATTGGCTTATTTTTTTTGGTACATGTTCCAATATCGAATCTAGTAAGAGTCTCTTCTTTGTAGCCACGCTTTAAATAATAATCGGCAGGGATCTGTATTGTGTCTATCACTGTTTGACGATTAACATCTAGTGCGTTTCTTTCTGGAGACCTTTTAAATATATCTAGCAGCTTTATTTCATTGTTGCTCTCAATATCTGTGAGTATGTCTAACTCTTTGACATCTAGGTCTAAGAACTCAAGACAAAACTTCACAGTCTCTAATATCGAAACATCGGAAGCCTTTTGGTTTGAGAGAACTCCTCGCACAAAGCCAAATAAATTACGTCCATATTCTTCCTCGCAATGCTGTGTCCAGCAGTTCCAATTACCTTTAGCGGTATTACCGTCCGTAAAAATACTACACCCTTCAGGGTTGTCTCCACCGTGAATAGGACAAGCAAAAGCGAGCCTATTTGGGTATTCGATAAACTCAACGTTGAAGTATTTTAATAGTTGAGGCAGTTTACTAAATAGCTGATTAGACAGTTTCAATATCTGCTGGTTGCTTATCCTCTGATTCAAAACCGTTATCCCTAATATTAGATCTAGATCTTAATTTATTTCTAGTCTGGCCTTCTACAATTTTGCCAAACTTTCCAAACATGTTCATATTTATATAGTCCCCATCATCTAGGCCGGCACCATGCCTTGCTACGATAGGCACTAATTTCCTGTTTCCATTCTCGTCGTCATCATCTGCCATCTCCTCGTCAGACTTCAGCTTAAATATTGTGAAACTGGTACACAGCCAAATAAGCCTATCTGAACCAGATACAACATCAGTAGATTCTTTTGTTATGCCGTCTCTGTTTAGCTGAACAAAGCTAAGGCAAGGCACATCATACTTAACACAGAAGTTATGCAGTTGAGTTATTTGAAAGCCTAAAACCTGAAACTCTTGCATCGAATTTGAAATACTAGAGGAGTTCATGAGTTTTAGATAGTCGTATATTACCAGACAGTCTTTTGTCCTACCATTTTCGTCAAAACCTACTTCTTGGTATATCCATTTTCTCATAATACTTAAAATGTTTTCAAATGGCTGACCAGCGATACTCACGTAGTGATATGGTATTCGCTCTAATTCTGTAGCAGCAGTCTCGACTTTCTCTGCCTCAAGGTTATTAGAAGCAAACTTACCGCTGGAAATAGAATTAATTTCAACACCACTGATATTTGCAAGCATTCTATTTAAGTGATCTTCTTTTGACATTTCAGTATCTAGAACCAGTACGGGTATATCTAAATTCTTAGCTACATGCATTGCTACCGCATCGCCAAACATTGACTTACCGACCTTCGGTCTTGCTGCTATAAGGTCAACGCATTTTCTACGCAGTCCTCCGCCAATAGCTTCATCATACACAGGAAATCCTGTGCTTATTCCTATCATCTCACTAGGGTTTTCCTTAAGGAACTCCACATACTCTGATATGTCATCACCAATTATCTGAGGCTTATTGTCAGATGTTTGATATATCTTAGCCGTAGCGTCCAATACAGGAGTTTCAATAAGAGATATGATATCATTTATATCTTCGTCGCCAGACACCTTTTCTATCTCAGAGGAGCATATCTTGAGTGTTTGCTTTATGTCCCTAGCGACCTTGAGCTTAGCTAGCTTAGCGGCATGGTTAGATACATTTTCTTGGAGTATTGGAAAGTTAAATAAAGACCGCAGAAAACCAATCTCGTCTTGGTTGTTTATCTGCTCGTAACAACCAATTTGATTTGCCGCAGAGAGTATGGAAGAAAGCTCAGCCTTCTGGGTTTCCTGAAGTGCTTTTTGTACACATCTAAATATCGTTTGATTCTTCTCGTTGACAAAATAGTCAACATCAACGAAATCAATATCTAGAAGTACATCAATACCATACTGGCAAAGCCCAGAAAGAACAGCTCTTTCTGCAGCTAAGTCTTCTAGCTTACGCTTATTTTTTTCAACTCGTACCATAATAATCCAATGTTAGCCATAGCATAAGAAAACCACATCAATGCGTGTGGATAATCTTTTTGTTTTATACAAGAGCTGCATACAACTAAATACATAACCGAAGCTGTAGCGATTGCAAGTGTACCCAAATTCATTTACATTCCTCTAAAAATGTAAAAACCCATACAAATAGTGGAACTAATAAAAACGCCAAGTAAAAAATCTTTCCATTCCAAAGTAATTGCTCTTTTCATTATCCAAAAAATCCTTTAATCTTGTTTAGAATATCACCACCTCCAAAACCTCCTTTGAAGATAACTAGGTATGCTACTATAGCACCAGCAATGATAAAAAACAACCATTTTCTTTTAGCTGCAACTGCATAAAGTTTGTCTTTTATTGCAGATAGCCGTTCTAAACGGTATGACCGTCTTTCTTCAACCTTCTCTTCTCTGCGCTCTTTCCTGTCTTCTTTTTTAAGTTCCCTCTTGGATTTGATAGAATCTTCGGCGTCCTTTTCAGTGTTGTACGTTTCTACCTTTTTGTTAGTGTAGCTTCCGTCTTCACCTTCTATCTTTTCATAGACTACGAATAGTCCATCTCTCTCTACAATACTGTAATCTTTTTTATTAAGTAAAGGCATTATTCACCACTGCTCCCGAAGCCGCCCTCGCCACGATCAGTATCGTTTAAGTTATCGACCTCTAAAAATTTAATATCTTCAACCTTTTGTATAATTAACTGTGCTATTCTGTCGCCCGGATGGATGTGTACCATTTGATCAGAAGTATTTAATAGGCAGACTTTTATCTCTCCCCTGTAGCCAGAATCAATGACACCTGCAAGTACGTCAATTCCTTTTTTGACTGACAAACCAGACCTTGGCCAAATAAGACCACAATAACCGTCAGGAATCGCTATAGATATGTCTGTAGAGACTAATCTTCTTTTATGCGGATAAACTGGCTGTGATGTGCCGGAAGCGTACAAATCCCAACCCGCATCGCTTTTGTGAGCTTTTGTTGGAACTTTTGCTCCGTCACTTAATAACTTAATTTTAATCATATTATCTAACTCTATTCCTTAAGCAATCATCACATACAAAAAATTCTCTCCTATGTACTTCAGAGACATCAAAGCTTTTGCCACACTCTTTACACATCTGTTTGCTGATCCTAACAGCGTTTCTTCTTTGTGTTGGTACAAAATCTGGTGTTGTTATATCCGTATGCTCTGTTCCATCATCTACAAACAGATTCTCTCCTCGGGCAACCTGATTAACTGCTTGAGAGTTTTTCTTATAAGGTCTGGGCTCTATCTGAAATTGACTAGTATCCACTCTGGTATCAGAAACCGGCGGTTCTGTATGTTCCGGCTCACTAGCCTCCTGAACTTCATCTTTGTGCTGCTCTAGAAGAGCGTTAGCCATAGATATTAATTCCTCGTCATCAAGACGTATACCTTTTTCTAACAACTTCTTTGCTGTATCTACTATACTCATTAATAGCCTCTCTTTTTACCAATATCATGTAACACTGACGCCATCTTCTTCGCTGCGTCAACTTTTCCAGCAAGTCTATTTATTCTAGCTTCTGATGCCAGCTTCAGTCTGTTGAGCTCAGATGCCAATGGATTTTCTTTTATAGCAGAGTAATATCTGGCTTCCCATTTGGAATACTGGCCGCCATAGTTCTCTAGCTTGTCAGCAACAATAAACCATATGCTATCATTGCAAAAGCTAACTACTGTCTTCTCTTTATTATGTAAAGTCTGAAGGTATTCTGCATGCGCAAATAACACAAAGCTAAAAGAAAGCGCCTTTTGTGTATCTAGGTTTCTTAGTTCGTCTGCTTTCAAAGACATTATAGCTTCAATTTCTTCATTAGGCTCAGCCAGATCTACATTTCTGTCTTCAATCCAGTCATCAACCTTCTGTAAAAACTCAGTTAGTTTTTGTTCGTTAGTCAAATTTAGTTCTCCATTCATCCTCAGACTCATTATAATTTAACTCAATGAGTGTCATATCATTCAAGTCGCACCAAGCTCTTTTATCTTTGTCTCTAGCTTGGGCCTTGAAAAACGCCATCTTATCTTTATGAAAAAATGAATTGAATTTAAAGTGCTGTTCTCCATGCACTTCTACAATTAGATTTCTATTTGGAATATAAAGGTCGGCATATAGAAGTGTCTTTCTAGAGCCTGTTTTAGTTCCCGGAAGTGTGACTTCCTCAAGTATTCTATCATAAGGATAAATGTCTTTCAAGAGTTTTCTTGCTTTTTTGTGCAAAGAAGACCTATTTTTTTCATTCACGGAAGCCTGACTTCTGGAGGGATTCCATTTCCATGTTTTGCCATCAAGACCCGCTACATTCATACTTTATTCTCTCTAATAAGTGTTCTAGATTTTCTTGGTACAGCAAAGATCGCAGGTCTTCTGAATATGTGAAGTTAGGTCTTTCATGCATAAATTTAGATATTTCCCAAGGCAGACTTTCTTCTTCATAGTTATATGATGTTATCATTGGCCATATTTTGGAGAATATTAAATTGCCGTAGTTTGCCTGTATTATAGGCACTGTGTTACTAGAAATTGCTTCCCACTGCCTAAAAGTGTCCGAAGCATTCCCTTCAGGCGCTATGCAAAATCTGTACTCTGATAGCTGTTTACAATAGTCTTGTTTAGACAGATATTCTACATGCTTATTTTCAAATCTTCTCTTAATGGCCTCTGGCTGATTTTCAAACTCCTCGGGAGGACTGGCAAAGTGATCATCTATATAACGGGATTCTATAGCCCAGTTAGCTATATCAGATCTAAGGTTTGTCGTGAAGCCAAAGTTAGCCACTACAAATCCAGTTTTTTCTGCGTTTGGGTTTATCGACTCATCTACATCGTTGTCGGGATAAGTACCTATCGGCATAGGATAGACTTTCTCATGAACCTTTTTTTTAAGATTGCTAACATATACGTTCTTAAAATTGGAAAGAAAAGAATATATATCTATATGGCAAAATTGATGATAAGATAAACCAAAGTACATTCTTCGGGCTCTGTCAATATGAACAGAATAATCATCCGCATATATCGTCAAATTTTCTTTTGGTAGGTCAGAAAAAGAGATGTCATGATGTTTACAGGTTTCTTTTAGTGCATCAACTGTTACGCCAGTCTGAACCTTATGAAGACATGTATCCCACTTATCTCTATCCCCTTTTGCGTGACCACCTCTAAAACCAAAGAAACAGGTCGTAGTATTGCCATCAACATGAACTGGAACTACTTGTTCGTTATCTTCATTTATTTCCGCATAGTGATTTAGGTACTTGGGCATTATAACATACCTTTGATTTCTTTTTCTAAAATATCGACAACCTCTTCATTAGTAAAAAGAAAGTTATACAGCTTTTCTTGCCCTTGAAACTTCACAGCCTTAAGCACTGCATCGACATCATCGGTGTCTACTTCGGGCTTTATTTTTTTTACAGCATCTTTATGGGGCAGCATAAACTCACACGTCAGCCACGCTCCTGCTTTTGCTATCAGCCCAATATCTAAGGCCAACATTACAAGCTCTTGAATCTTGTCTATACCATGACCATATTTAATCCAACTTTGGCATTCAGTTCCCGGAGACCCCATAGAAGAGCAAACAACTTTCCAGTTTACCGCTTGGCCTATCTGTCGGTCGCTCTGAACCCAAGGGGTTATTGACTTTACTTCCATTCGTGTATCTGCCTGATACTGTATTTTACGCCCACAGTCTGGCATCCTAGATGCTCCATACCCAGAAGTATTAGCAATGAAGTGAGTGATGATAATCAACGTTGCTCTCTGATTTGGAACGATCTGGCCCATCTTTTTACAAAAAACAGATAACACCTTTGGTAATCCTGCTCGTCCGGGAGTCATATCTCCGTCTAGTTCTTTTGCTGGCATAAGAGCAGATGTCGAATCAATAATACACACACAACCTTCATTTTCTTTTGCACTGACTAATTTAACGGCAATATCTAAAAAGGTCTCTGCACTCAAAGGCTCATCTTCAGAATGGATAACCTGCATCTTGTCTTTATCTAGACCGTCAACACCTAGAAGGTTCATTTCTTTTAGTCTACCTTCAGCGTCTAGATATATAATTGGCCTGCCATCCTTTTGGCAGGTTGCTGCAATTTGCAACGCTGTTGTGGTCTTGCCGCACTTAGGATCTCCGGTGAGAATAACCCAAGAGCCCTCTTTAATCCCGCCACTTAAAGCTAGGTCGATAGAAGGACTAACGCTGATAACTTTATAGTCTTTGCGTCTTTCTAAAATTTGGTTTCCGGTAGAGATTACATTGCCATACTTCTTAACAATTTCCTTAACGTATGATGGGTCATTTGTTTTTGCTCTTGCCATCAGAACTCCTTAATCTAGAAAAGAGCGATTTATTGCCAAAGCTCTTTCTGGGTTTAACATTCACATTATCTTTTTCTACTTCAATTATATCACTTTGCTTTGGTTTTGGCTTTGAGGATAGTAGCTTTTTGTGTTTTTTAATCTCATCTTTTACCCATTTAGGGGCAGCGCTATACACTCGTTTATTTTTATTAATAATATAATCATAGACAGCTCTTTCTCCAAACTCAGAGATAAGCTGATGTACTTTTTGAATCTGCAGAGAGTATTGTTTTTTGCGAGTTTTATTCCAGAACTTATAGGCTAGAGAGCCCTTGTTATCTTTTTCTGCTTTTCTCTGAACCAGTACTTCTGCTATATACTGGGCCGCCGTGCAATACTCACCCGTTGAGGGTGACTTGAACCTGCTCGCTTGACTTCTTTGTTTCGCCATTTCGCCAAATCATAAATGATAAATTTTCTTGTGTAATATCTCTAGTCTGAACGAAGTCTACAAACTCACATTCAGGCCAACTATACTTTTTTACATCAACATGTGTCAGCTCTTCACTAATAAGACCAAAAGTCATGTGTTGATAGGAAGGGCCGTCGCCAGTTTGCATATCAATATCTTTAGAATACCCTCTGGCTATGAATACTCCATCTAGTCCATTTTCGTCTTCAAAAACGACTTCTTCTGGAGCACCTATAACTATGCATTGGATCTTAGTTATATTACGGCTATTAGCTTCGCAGTATTCCCTAAGTCTTATCCAAGGACTTTTTTCTAGTCCGGGACGTTCATAATCGCCCCACACAATAGTGCCATCATCGAGCGTACATTTCCAAGTCATGGTAATGTCTTCCATGATTAATTTTCTGATATGTTCATCTCGGACTGTGCAAATCATTTAGTCATCCTTATTTGGTTTAATGATATGAATAGCATTTTTATATCTATCAGGCATTTGCACCCTACTTTTCCTAGTCTCATCGCCCTGCATGGAAGCATTCTCTGTCATAATTGTAGCTCCATATTTTTTATTCCTAGCAAACTGTTCAGATGTTGTTAGGGTGCGAGGTGTGTCATCAGAGGCTTCCTCTTCTTCGTCTTTGATATTTGTGATATGCTTGTTCACTATAGACTCTGACCTATCAAGGTCTTTTGCAATAGCCTCTGCTCCCTTCTTTTTATTATCCTCAATATAACTCTTCTCTTCTTTCGATAGGGGTCCTGTCTTTGCCATCTTAATTTCTCTCCATTAATGATCTTCTGGCTCTGGTTAAGAATATTCTATCCTCAGTAGTCAAATACTGCATATAATATTCAAACACGGTTTCAGAAACTTTTTTAAAATCAAAATAAGGCCTTGTATGTTTACCTGTATCTGCACCAAGCGGATCAAATAAGTCTCCTCGACCAAACTTTACATAGTATGTTTTATATCCGTTATTGTCCGCCCTTTTCGCAAACGCCGAATTCTCATCTACCTTTTCAGCTCCAGAACCAAAGTAGCTATATTGTACACTGTCTGGACTTGGTAGGTCGAGACCGCTAACGTCTTCGTTTTCCCATCTAGCCATTAAACTTCTCCAATTTATCTGTTAGGTTTTTAATACAAAGATTCTTATTTGCTCCATCCACCTTAACTACGGCTCGTGGGCCAATCCCTAAAGAGCTCAGCTGCTCCGCTGTCAAGGGTTTTGGGTCAAGCGAACCATCTTTCAATACAGGATGAACCGCTATACTGAAATTGATAATAGCACAGTGTGGCTGATCTGATCTGTCAACTTTATCCATTATTCACCTTTTTCAATATACTTTTTCTTCTGAGATGGAGTCATCTTACTTATCTTATTTCTTAGTTGATTCGCTTCTCTGTCTTTTTTAACCTTGTCCATATTGTCGGCCTGCATTTTGGATTCAAGCTCATATTTACCAAGTTTTTGAGTGTTGCGATCAGCTAAGTGTTGGATTGTAGTCGGTTCACCCTTGACTGAAACATGGGGAGCGCTTAGGATTACTCTTCTAAATTTATGTTTTTTACATTTTGGGCATCTTACAAGAGGTTTCTCGGAGAACTTTTGAAAGATTTCTTTGTAGTAACCGCACTCGCTACATTCATAATCATATGTCGGCATTTATTACTCCTATAAATAATCTATGATATTATAGAATTACTTATCGAGTTTGACATCTATTTTCTTTAAATTTTCTGAGAATTGTTTTAGCGTGCTTATAGTTGTTTCTCTAGCCACTCTCTCTGCTGCCTCAGTAGCGTAAGCCTCGACCTCTATGGGGAGCTCATTAGAAAGGGCCTGTAAAAATGTTTCAAGTTTCATAGACGTGTCGTTCTGCACTGCCTGATTGTAGAAAATGCCCTCTTCTAGGATGCCGAGTCTTCGATTGAGTTGTTGATTATTATATTCGGATCTAACCCCTATAACTACTATAGCTGCTAAGAATATACCTCTAAAAATATTTAACTGGTTCATCGTCATCTTCTTTCTTGTTTAGTCTTATAAGGATCTTGGAGACAATATCGCTTCGCACAATATCGCTATAGTCAAGTTCGCAAACCCCTACGCCGGAGACCTCAACTAATTTTTCCATACAGGTATACAAACCTCCTTGTTGTTTACCTAAGTCGGACTGCCTTAAATCTCCATTTATCACAGCTTTGGAATCTTTGCCAATTCTTGTAATAAACATTTTGATCTGCTCAAATGTAGCATTCTGAGCCTCATCAAGTATCATAAAACAATTATGAAAGTTCCTACCTCGCATATATTCCAAAGGGCATAACTCAATAATATTTCTATTCCTGTAAGTCTCAACGGTATTTCTAGTGAGATAGTGATTCATCTCTTCTA